CAAGGCGATCCCGGGCGGGCTCCAGATCATCCAGATCGACCCGAATCAGGCCAAGGACATGGTGGCTCACCGCCTGGCGCAGGCCCGCGAAGGGGGATCGCTCTCGGCATACCTCCATAAAGATACAGGCGAAGACTACGCCCGGCAGATCCTGGCCGAGGAGAAACAGAGGACGCCCAAGGGCGTCGAGACATGGGTGCAGATCAAGGACGATAACCACCTGCTCGACTGTGAGGCCGGGTGCATGGTCCTGGCAGAGCCGGAGTGGCCGGGGGGCGGGGTGAATCTGATCAGGGGCAGAGCCGGCCTGGTGACAACGGGCAGCATGAAGCCGCCGCCGAAGGCGAAAGCCGCGTCCGCCGAACGCCGGCCTAACTGGCAGCGGAGCGGGGGGTACAAAAGGCCGAGCTGGCTGAACAGGTGATGCCTCACGCAAAGGCGCCAAGAACGCAAAGAAAAGATTTGCAACTAAAACACAACAAAGGAGAGGATTATGGAAGACAAAAGACTGGCAGAAATTGCAGGGATTTCGTGGCATGGCCTGATGCGCCTGGCGGACGAACTGCTCGGGCCGGACGAGGAGCGTATAGAGTCGGGCGTTATAGCGGTCAGGGAATACAGCCCGGAAGAGGCCTGGAAGATGTACGTCGCGGTCCGCCTCACAAAGGGCGGGGTCGTGAGCCGGACCGAGGCGGCGGACCTGTTCGAAACAATTCCCGGCATCAATGAACAAAAACAATGGCAGGTCCGCAAAACAGACATCGTGACCGTCACGGCGGACATGGAAAAACTCAAGAAGCATTACCGCAAGGGCCTCTCCCGGGCCAAGAGGAACGGAGGCTGATCCCGCCCTCGTGGACAACAAACCCGCACAGAACGGCGCCGGCCGGGTCTTTTTTAAGGCCGAGCATTTCATGGATTACTATGGATGGACCCGGGGCCAGTTCGAGTATTACAGAAAGTTGGGCATGCCGTGCCGCAAGGTGATGGGCCAGTGGCACGGCCACTCGGCCAATGTGGATCTGTGGTTTCAGCACATGACGCGGGCGAACAGCAGCAAGGTGCCGGCCCAGGAGGGAGAAGATCTCGATGCAGATCTCGATCAATAGATCGGTGGAAATTTCGGTGCCCATTCCTTTGAGTCAGATCCAGGGCATGCATATGGAAATGGAGCGAGGGGCGCTTACTGCCATATGGGTTCACTATAAAGATGAAATCGGCAACCATGCCCCCACGCAAGTGCCGGGGCTTTGTGATCTTATTAATTATGGGCATGAGATTGTCCGAATTTCTCGCGGCAGAAAACCCTTGTCAATAGCAATCTGATGCCATTCTGTACCCAATCTGATGCCAATCTGATGTCAATATCGTTTTCGGGCTGAAAACCCGTGCTATAATTCTGAGGCATTAAGGGGAGCCTCTGCGCAAGGCTTCCCGACCTCCGTTTGCAGACCGGCCAGTGCGGTGGCCGCACCCACCGCTATACTGGCCGGTCTTTTTTGTTCAGAGGAGATCCATGGCGGTCAAGACAACACTGGAACAGCTCGAAGAGGTGCAGGCGGCCATCACAGAGGTGATGACGGCTCAGGACGTTTCAAATTCCGACAAGCGCCTGGCCCGGGCCCGGCTCGACATGCTCACTAATAGGGAGCAGATCCTGCTTAAGCGCTACAAGGCGGAGCAGGGAACCGGCGGCGGGCCCCGCGTGAACGTGGCGATACCCAAGAGGCTTTAATGATTCACCACAGAGGCGCAGAGGACACGGAGATTTTTGGGGTTATGAGCAAAAGGCAAGGGGACACGGATTTATACAGATGAACACAGATACTCCTGATCAGGCTACGCCGCGGCAAGGGGACGACCTCTTCCAGAGGGCTGTCGGCGCCCTCATGTCGGCCCAGGCGGGCCGCCGCAAGACGGTCCTTTACGATGCCCGGGGCAATGTGCTGCCGCCCTCGGCAACCTACCAGTACAAGCGCACGGCGGCAAAACGGGAAGGCAGTCTGCAAAACTGGATCCCCCGCCGCCTGCTCTCACGCCAGCAGGAGAGCATGGAGCGCGAGCGGATCGTCGAGCGCTCCATCGACCTCGTCAACAACGATCCCCATGCCGCGGGCATCGTGGACAGCTTTGCAACAACCATTGTCGGCGCCGGCCTGCGGCCACACCCTGCCCTTGATGCCGACGTTCTGGGAATGGAAAAGGAGGAGGTGCGCACCCTCCAGGCGGCCCAGCGGGCCGTTTATGATGCGTGGTCCCCGACAGCCGACGCCGGCGGCCGCATGACGGACGCCGGCATCCAGTTCCTGCTCCAGTGCTGCATGCTGAGGTTCGGGGAGTATCTGGTGCTCCTGCCCATGCTGAAGGATGCGGCCCGTCCCTACTCCCTCGCCGTGCAGGTGATCCACCCGCTCCGGCTCAAGACGCCCACCGACCTGGCCTCGGACCCGAAGATCCGCGACGGCGTCGAGATGGGCGATTACGGCCAACCCGTGGCCTACTGGATAAAGAAGGCCCCCGGCAGTGCGGCCTACACGCCCGACACCTCCTCCAACTTTCTCCGGATCCCGGCGAAAAAGGGCCACCGCTGGAACGTGATCCACCGTTTTATCCAGGATGACCCGGACAAAGTCCGCGGGCTGCCTTTCTTTGCGCCGGCCATGAAGTTCTTCCGGGACCTCAACGATTACCTGGACGCCGAGCTGGTGGCGAACGTCGTCACGGCGGCCTATGCGCTTTTTATCGAGACGGGCGACGCCGATGCCTGGGACATCGCCGATAACATGATGCATCACGACAACGCTGAGACCGGCGTGGACCAGATCCGTTACGAGGAGATTATTCCGGGATCGGTGATGTACGGCGAAAAGGGGCAGAAACCCCACTCCCTCGGGAACACCCGGCCGGGCAACACGTTCCAGGTGTTTGTAAAAGAGATCAAGAAGGCCCTGGCCATGAGCCTGGACATGCCCTATGTGACGCTTTTCAAAGACGTGGAGGAAACCAACTACGCCGGGATGCGCTCGGCCATGCTCGACGCCTGGCGGGTTTTCAGCCACCGCAGGGCCTGGCTCGGCGATAGCTATTGCAATCCCGTGCGCACCATGCTCCTGGAGGAGGCCTGGCTGCGGGGTCACTTCGACGCGGCCGATTTTTACGACCGCATGCAATTCTACTGCACCTGCCGCTGGGTGGGCTCGCCCAAGGGGAATATCGAGCCGATAAAGGAGATCCAGGCCGACATCCTGGCCATCAAGAACAAGCTGAAGGCACGGGCCCAGAGCATCGGCGAGCAGTACGGCGGCGAGTGGCGGGCCACCTTTGACCAGCTCGAAGAGGAGGAGAGCGAGCTGGAGGCCCGCGGCCTGAGCGCGGATCTGGACGAGCAGGCGAGCGTAAAGGAGGAGAAAACCGATGAATCTGATTGACGTGGTGCAGGACAAGATCTGGGCCATTATTCCCGAAAAGCTGGACGCCATCCACCAGGTGCTCTGGAACCATGCCAACGGCGTGAAGATCGACATGGAGGCCCTGGAGGCCCAACTCGGAAAGCGCCTGGAGAACAGTTACGACGTGCGTCTCCTGGAGGGCGGCCTGGCCGTGCTGCCGATTTACGGCGTGCTGGCAAAGCGTATGAATCTTTTCATGCAGATCAGCGGCGGCACCTCGACCGAACTGGTCATGCGGGACTTTCAGCTCGCGCTCGATGATGACGATATCCGGGCCATCGTGCTCGACGTGGACAGCCCAGGCGGCACGGTGGACGGCACCGAGGCCCTGGGCGAACTGGTCTACTCGGCCCGCGGCGTGAAGCCGGTTGTGGCGTTCGCCAACGGCATGGCCGCTTCCGCGGCCTACTGGGTCGCATCGGCCGCCGATATCGTCATCACCGAAGAGACGGGCGAGGCGGGCAGCATCGGGGTGGTGCAGGTGCATTACGATTATTCCCGGGCGGACGAAAAGGCGGGCGTGAAGCCGACCCTGATCTATGCGGGCAAATACAAGACCGCCGGCAACGACGCCGAACCCCTGGGCCGCGAGGCCAGGGACTACCTCCAGGGGGGCGTTGACTATATGTACTCCATCTTTGTCGAGACCGTGGCCCGCAACCGCGGCGTGAGCGTGGAGCAGGTCCTGGAGGATATGGCGGATGGCCGCATCTTCATCGGCCGGCAGGCCCTGGAGGCGGGCCTGGCGGATGAGATCGGGAGTTTCGAGACGGCGCTGGAAACAGCCCTGGCCATGGCGGACCGGGGCGAGATCATATCACAGCAACCGGGGGCACAGGCCCCTGCCAAAAAGGAGGGCATCATGCTGAACAGCAAAAAGAAAACGGAGATCGCCCCCGTGACACTGGAAACGCTCCAGTCCGAACACGCGGACCTGGTGGAGCAGATTCGGGCCGAAGGGGCGGATGGCGTCAACACCGAGGAGATCGCGGAGACGGCAGCCGCGGCCGAGCGGGAGAGGGTGCTCGGCCTCGCGGGCGTGCAGCTCGGCGAAGAGACGGCCGGCAGATTGAGGGCCGTCGTGGAGTCGGGCGTCACCGTGGAGCAGTTTACGGCCGTGAGCGCATCGCAGCCTGAAGCTGCCGAGGAGGCAGGCCAGGGCAAAATGGGCAAAATGCTCGAAGCGATTCAGGACGCCGGTCCCGATAATCCGGGCCAGGGCGGCAGGGTAGCGGGCCCCGCGAATTTCGAGGACGCCTGGAAGGCCATTGAGAAGGACGAGCAGTGCGGCCGCCAGGAGGCGCTCAAGAGGGCGGTGGCGAGGTTCCCCGAACTGCACAAGGCCTATCTCGGAGAGCAGGAACCCGCGGGCAGCGCCTAATAGTTAACCGTTAATGGTTAGTGGTTATTGGTGAACCGATCAACAAGCAACCAATAACAAATAACCGACAACAACGTTCAGGAGGACATGAAAATGGGAAAGCAGAGCACGATGACGGACGGACCCAAGACCTTTCAGGCGGGCGAAGACCTTGAGGCCTACCGGAGAGTAAAGGTCGAAACCGGCACAACCACGTCCCCGCCCGAGGTCGTTTACGCGGATGCGGGCGAGGCATTCTGCGGCATTACTTTAGGCCCGGCCAAAGACGGCGATCCGGTGGTTGTGGCCATGTTCGCCAAGGAGGGCACCTTCCTGGCCGAGGCGGCCGACTCATTCGCGGTGACCGCCAGCCTCTACGGCGCGGCCGACGGCAAGGTGAGCGACAGCTCGAACGGCACGGCCTACCTCATGGCGCTCCAGGCGGCGGGCGCCGCCGGCGACATCGTCGAGGTGTGCGTGCACCCCTTCGCGGCTACGGCCGCGGGCTCCATCTCCATAGCGGATGCCGGCGGTTTCACCTCCACGGCCACGGTGGAGGCGGCGCTCCAGGAGATCTATCAGCACATCGCAAGCGCCCAGGCGATTATCAACCTGCCCCTCGGGGCCTGGACCGAGCAGGACGGCACGGCCCTTGCCGATTTCGCCGACGGGGACTCGACAACGCCCGGCTGGAGCGCAGGGGATGAGGGTTTCGGGATCAGGTGGAACAATCACGCCAACCCCGATCCCATATCAACGAGCGTGCCGTATCCTCCCGACCTGGATGCCTCGGCCGACGTGGTCCTCCACGTGCTGGCCGCCAAGGTGGGGGCCACCGTGGGCGATGCAGTGACCTGGCTCGTTGAGGCGTTCGAGAATATCGACGCGGCCCTTTACGATGCGGACACCGACTTCGGCGGGACCTCTTCCGCCATGACGGGAGATGCGGCTACCAAGACCTGCCAGGAGGAGACCCTGACCCTGGCCGCGGCCAATATCACCGGCTCGCCCGGGGTGCTTACCCTGACCCTGCAACCCACGGACGGGACACTGGGCACGGACGACGTGATCGTGCTGGGCGTGTGGCTTGAGTATACCAGGAAGATCCTGACCTCGTGATCGTTAATCGTTAATGGTTAATGGTTATTGGTGAATTGATCAACGAATAACCAATAGCAGATAACCGACAACAATTTTCAGGAGGAAAATCAAATGAGACCCACAAGCGACACCGCACTTCAGAGGCCCGACCTGGGCGCAGCCGTATGGGAGACCATGCAGAACGCCCCGGAGCTCGGCTTTATCGGGCTCCAGGTTATGCCGGTCTTCACGGTGGCCATGACGTCGGCCGAGTACCCGGTCATCCCCAAGGAGGCCCTTTTCAACCTGCTGGAAACCAAGCGGGGGCCCAAGGGCACTTATAACCGGGGCGAGGAGGAGTTCGAGAGCGGCTATTTCAAGACCGCGGAAAACGGCCTTGAGCGGCGCATAGACGACCGCTTCGCGGCCATTTACGGCTCCATGTTCAACTACGAGCTGGCGATAGCCAACATCCTGTTCAACAACATCCTGCGGGCTTGGGAGTACAGGATCGCGGCCAAGATCTTCAACGCCACCAACTTCACGGCCCACAACGCGGCCACGACCTGGGCGACCTACGCAAGCGCCGAACCCAAGGAGGACGTAGAAACCGGCAAGGCGAGCCTGCGTTCGAGCGGCATCATAGCCGACACGCTCATCCTGAACTGGACCGCGTTTCAGAACGCCAAGCTCAACGCGGACGTGCAGGAGAAGGTCTACCAGATCTTTCCGGACGCGGCCAAGACGGGCCAGATCACCATCGAGCACCTGCGCACCTATTTCGATATCGACAAGCTGCTCGTGGCCGGCGCCCTCTACAACACGGCGGCCCGCGGCCAGAATGCGTCGCTCTCCGACATCTGGGGCTCGCAGTACGGCATGCTCTGCAAGACCGCCGACGGCGACATCACCGAGCCCTCCATAGGCAGGACCTTCCTGTGGAACGAGGGGGCGTCCGAGACCATCCTCGTCGAGGAATACTACAGCGACGAGATCAGGAGCAGGGTGCTCCGCGTGCGCCACGACACGGATGAGGCGTTCCTGGCCTCCTATGACGAGGACAAGGCCGCCAAGAGCGAGATATCCAAGGCCTGCGGCTACCTGCTCGACTGCACGGCAGCGTCGTAAGGGCAAATAGGACACAGATCGTCGCGGATGCACACGGATAAAAGAAAAAAATAATCTGTGAAAATCCGCGTTGATCCGCGTCCCATCATGGGAGGTTGCTTATGAGCCTTAGAGACGACAGACAGAGCGTTGTCGATAAAACGCAGGCGGACGGCAGCCAGGTGATTACGCCGGCGGACCGCTCGGCCAGGTTCCACCAGCTCCAGCTTGAGGTCAGCGGCCCGCCCTCGGCGGGCACGCTGGCCGTTGGGCTGAAGACGCCCGGGGCCAACAAATACGTGGAGGTCGGCACCATCGACATGACCGACGGAGAGGATTACCTCCAGATCTTCGAAGGTTTCGCCGAGTCCATCAGGCTGGCGCCCGCGGGTTTCGATGCGGGCCTGACCTGGTCGGCCTATGTGTATTCCACCGACGGGGTGAGATGATGACCGACATCGACGACATACTGGACGGTGTCGCTGAAGACGTTTTCAGCGTGATGGGCGTTGACGCCACGTTCACGCCCGCGGCCGGGGATCCTGTCTCGTTGAAAGTGGTGGTGGAAAAGGGCGTCGAGTTGCAGCCCGAAGCCTTCGGGGCCCAGGTCACCGAGCTGGGCGTCACCGTCGAGTACCTGCTCGCCGACACGGGCCGCGAGGCGGACCGAAATGAAACCTTCACCGTGGGGGACGACACCTACACGGTGCAGGCGGCCCTTGAGAACGACGGGCGGTATGCAAAAGCCGTCGTGAAATAGTGCCTCACGCAAAGACGCCAAGACGCCAAGCGTCAAAAAAACAAAAACATTTAGCCGCAAAGAGGCGCAAAAGACGCAAATGGCTGATCCGGCACTCAGTCTTGATATAGACCGCATGAGCCTGCTCAACGCACAGACCGCTCTCAGGAAGATCCCGAAGGGCATCGAGCGGGTGACCGTGCGTGCCGTGAACAAGACCCTAACGGGCGTGCGGACCGACTCGGTCAGGGAGATCCAGAAGGTGATCACGTCCAAAGCCTCGGTGATCCGCAAGGAGATCAGCATTCAAAAAGCCACGGTTGCCAGGCCGAGCGGCCGGGTGGAGAGCCGGGGCAAACCCCTGGGCCTCGCGCACTACCGGGCACGGCAGACAAAAAAGGGCGTCACCGTGCAGGTCAAGAAGCAGAACCGCCGGAAGCTCGTCAAGGGCGCTTTCATGGCGACACCCAAGGGCGCTAAAAATGTTTTCTGGAGGTACTACCATACGGGCCGCCCGAAGCCTGTCAGGCAGGGATTCCCCTACGGCAGGCTGCCGGCCGAATACCGCCTGCCGGTCCAGCGGCTCACGGGCCCGGCCATACCCGATGTGATGGGGGATGCCAGGGTATTCAATGAGATCGAGAAAAAGGCGGGCCTTCGGCTCAAGACGAATTTCGACCATGAACTGAGCTATATGCTGCGCAAATTGTAAATGGTTAATTGTTATTGGTTAATAGTTAGAAAAAATAAAGTCGCAGCGACACAAATAACGAATAACCAATAACGAATAAC